ATCGCATACAGTTAAACGTAAGCCAAACCTCAATTCTATTTTAGCGTCTTCACAAGACTTGTAAGCTTCTAGAAATCCAGAAATGGAATCATCAACAAGGCAAATGCTGCTAAGATTTAGCTTTTTAGCTAAATCTATAATTGAACTTGGCTCATCCGACTCGCTTGAGCCAGATTTTGCCAGCGTTAAAATAGATTTCCCAAGGCTATAATGGGATTTAAAAAGCGGAATCGCTGAATACTCCATACTCTAGTATGGGTCAACGACTCAAGAAGTCAATTGAAAAATGGATCATTCTTCCGCCAGTATGGACAACCATTGTACTCTTTTTTATTTATAAGTTTAATTTTTGAGTCGTTTATTAATTCTGCTTTAATGAAAGATGATTTAATAAATTTATCATTTTCATCGGTTCCAATGTAAAAAATCGCTGGAAGTCTTGATGGACAAATCCATTTTCCTTGCACATCGCTACCACACATCCACTTTTTCTTTGGAGAACTAGCAGCAAGATTTTGTAAGGCTTTCTTCTCGTCAAAAGAGTTAATATATCCAGCTACATAACTTAAATAAGATTTGAATCCCTCTAATTGCTCCTCAGTAGGCTTAGGAGCTTGTTGAATTGGTTGCTTTTTAAATTTTAAAAATATAAAAGAAACATCAGGAATATATCCTTTGGTTTTAAATACGGCCAAAGAATACATCAAATTTTGCAAATTAAAATCTATTTCTTCTTTAGAGAACTTAGCTTTGCTTGACTTGTAGTCGTAAATTTTATATTCAGTGTCGTTAAATTTAGCTAATTTGTCTATGAAGCCGTTGATGATATAATCATTTTCTTCTAGCTTGAATTCTGATTCTGCTTCTAATAGAACTGAACCATTGCAAAAGAAATCGCTTTGTAGGCCAGTTTGAATCATCATATAAATAAGATCCAAGTTTTCTTCGTCGTCTACTTTAAGTTTTTTAGCATTTTTTAAAATTAATCTATGTATAGCAGGATTTTTAATTACCCCTGCTTTCCCAGAGCATAGGTCGTCAAAATACTTTTTATGCCTGTCGGTCAAGAGAAGCTCAAAAATTAAATGACAAATAGTTCCTCTTGAAGCTCCAGAGTTAGAAATATCTGGAAGCTTAAGAATATACTTAGTATAGTAAAGCCAACTACAACCTTCGATAGTCTTAATCTTGCTGGCGCTAAGTTTTACCTTTTCGGTTTTTATTTGATTGAGTTGTTCCATTCTATGATTTTATTTTTATCTTTAAGATGTAGATCTCCAAAATCTTTGCCTCCAGTAGGAAGGGCAATTCTAACTTGAGAACTATCAAAGTAATTTATTAAAGTTTGTCTTGCTGTCTCTGCGGCTCTATTTCCTGCGCCAGTAAAAAGCCCATCGTTATTAAAAGCTACAATTATTTTCTTAGGATTTAAAGATATCAGAGAATATATTATGGCGCTACTTATATTTAGTCCAAAAGAAACCAATACATTCTTAATACCATTTTCTCTCAACGCAAGCATGTCTCCTATACTTTCGACTAATATGATGCCATTGCTAGACTTGAGTTCTTTAAGGTTGACTTTGGCTGGATAGACCCATTCCTTTTTGTCCCCAAGGAGCTTCCATTTCGGCCTGCCCTCCATCAAAGTTTTAGAAATGTCTCTGCCAGCAAAGCCTATTACTTCATCTTTATTGTTAAAGATTGGGAAAACGTACCTATTGAACATTTTTCCGCCAGTAGCCACTCCTCCTTGAAAGGGCTCCAAAATAGAATCAGATATACCTCTGTTAGTCCAATAAGAAGAGTCTCTTAACAATTTAATCAATAAAGACTTATCAAATGTAGAAGTTTGTTTTATTGTTGGCTTTGCCCTGTCTTCTTCTCGATAAGAAGTGTCTATTCCTTTTGCCGAAATCCAATTCTTGGCTTCATCAATTGATTTTAACTTTAAAGTAAGCCTAACTAGATCTTCTAAAGACCCGCTAATGTTTTCTTTAAAATCTACCCACTGGCCAGAATTTTTCCAAATTCTTAAAACATGATCATTATCAGAATCTCTATAAAGAGGTCTTGTTCTATACTCTTTGCCATGATCGAATAGAACATATCCTATGTCTTGAAGAATTACTCTGACAGATTCGCAGTCATTCATAAGAAATGTTAAAGCACTTCTCCATCCGAACCTGAGTCATCTAGCTCTGGGCGCAAAGCTCTTGCATCTACAATATCAGACAAGGTTCCACGCTCTTCTACGTTAAAGTTAGCTATATTAAAACTAATGAAATTAGGCTGATATTTAACTGATCGGCCTTGTTGAATTCTTACGAGATCGTGATGGCCTTGAGAGTCTCTGCCTTGAAACCGAGTGGCAAGTGGTATCATCTTGTGAGATCCAAAATCCTGCCCATCTTCAGCGATCTCTTCCACAGTCTTGCGCCTGAAGATAGCGACGTATGAAGCGTACCATTGCAAGCGATCAGATTGAGAGATCGCGCTGCTATCATCCACGCCATTCTCTGCGCTTCGATTCAATTGACAAGCAGTAAGAATTGGAACATTTAATTCAAGAGAAAGCTCTTTCAAAGAGTTGACTTTTTCGCCAATCAACTGGTACTCTTGCTTATTCTTATCTGATTCTCCGGTTAATTTGATGTAGTCATAAATAATAACGCATTGGTTTCCACGGCCAACCTTTGAAAAATACCAGCGCTTTACAATAGACACAATCTCTCCTATTGGTTTCCCAGCTACCTGAAGATGATCTACTTGATTGCTAACGCTTTTTATTGTGGCTTTACTATCTTGAAATTTAGCGTAAAGCTGAGCATTCTTTTTCCAATTGCCAGTTTCAAGATGCCATACTGGAATTCCTGTAAGAGATGAAGCTATTCTGAACTTCATATCTATTGTTGCCATTTCAGTATCAAGGACAAGAGCTTTGCAGCCTTTGTTTATACTTGTTACTTTTATAGCAAGATCATTAAGAATAGTAGACTTACCATGCTTTGGTCGACTTACCCAAGCATAAAGATTGCCGGGGCGAATGCCGCCATATAAGCGATTGAAGTTTTCGTATGGGGTCTGTAGACCATTTTCAGAAATAGGATTATTTCCGCGCTCTTCAATGATTTCAATAATATTAGAAGTTACGTCTTCTGGCTTATTGCTTTCATTTGTGTAGACGCAGATTTTACTATTGTAAATTTTATCTGCTTCTGTTATGATTTCTTCTATAGGCTTGTCGGCGCAATTATGAGCAAAAGCTTTAATTTCTTGCCCAGTTGTTTCGATTTCTCTGCGGATTCTATATTTCACTAATTCCTTAGCAGCTTCGACTAGGCCCTGCTTAGTGGTTGGGATAAGGCATACACTATTAACATAATTAAAGATGTCAATAGATTGATCTTTGAAAGTAATGCCAAGATTTTGAGCTTTTTGAGCGATTAAAATCTTATCTATCTGCTCGCCTTTGCTGAACGTTTCTCTAAAGACGCAAAAAATAGTATAATGGACTTCGTTGATAAAGTCTTTCTCGTTAATGAAAGATTCTATGTCTGAAAAAGACTCTGGATGTTTGATCAGTCCAGATATGGCGTATTTTTCGATTTGAAGCGAGTAAATTGACATTAAAGATTTATATTGAATTTGTCTTTGAAAAACTGCTCCGTCAGGTCTTTGACTTCATTCTCGTAAATTTCCACTAACTGAAATTTATTCAAAGAAAGCCAATTTTCTTTTGCTACATCTCTCTTGATAGACTTTAAATAGTTAAGTCTAGAGTCTGCATGGAAAAACTTATTAAAAGCTGAATGCTGCCTGCCGTGAACCTCTACGGCTATTTTAAGCGTTGCATTAATTATGTCTACTTTTAATCTAGACCCAAAGACAGGAAACTCTTCGTAAACTATATGATTCTTCCAGTATTTTTTAAGAAACTGCTTGGTATTAAATTGTACTTTAGAGCGAGAAGAAGCATCCCAATCAATTAAATATTGGGACACATTTTTACTTACCGCTTTTCCGTACACATTTAAAAGTTTCATTTCTTAAGAGCGCTAATGAATTTATTAAAAAGATACTTAGTTATATCTTCATGTTCTTCGAGGAAGTTCTTTAGATTTGCTTCGCCTTGATGTTGCTTTGGCATTTCTAAAGAATTATCGGCAAGCTCTTTAATAAGCTCATCAGTAATTGTAATCCAAGCTCCCTTCGCATGGGCGAACTCCCAAGCCAAAAGCTGGTCTACGATCTCGTATTCCACCCAAACGCTTGACCCATTAGAGCGACCATACTTAATGGGGTATCGAACTTCTCTGCCAGACTTTTCGTTTGGAGTTTTCTTGAAAACGATCTTGCACCAATGACCAACTGGATTGCCTTCGCCCTTAGCGTTGGCATAAATGAAATCTTTATTCCAGCGCTGCTGGAACTCTAGAATCCAATCAGAATAGTGCAAAGCAGCATTTCCGCCGCTTGCGTTGGTAACCTTCGGGTCTCCCTTCTCATATGGGTTTATCTTGATGGAAGATCTAACCTGAGAGATCAAGAAACAGATATGTCCTCTAGAAGAGAAAGCTGTAGCCATTTTGCGCAAAAGATCAGAAGTAAGTAGAGCGGCACCAGCAGTTTTGTTGGCTTCTGTAGCAGACTTTGCCAAGTCGTTTCTGGGAACGAGAGCATCAAGACTGTCTATGATAAAGAAATAAATATTGCCTTCGTCATTATCTTTGATTAGCTCACGCATTGTATCCGTTACAAATTCATAATCATTGGTAGGGATAACTCGCCACTTTGCTGGATCAATATTAACTCCTGATCT